GAATATATAAAATAAGTGAGTGTATAAGAGTAGTGATAATAGTAATAGTGTGTTTTATGATAGGGTATGTATGTGGAATATTAGCAGGGGATAAATCAGAGGAGTTAAAGAATAAAGACATAGAAATAGAATCATTAAAGGACACTGTGTATATGTTAAGAAAGGAGAGAGAAGTATGAGTGAGATAGAAGTGCGGAGAATATGTGAGAACTAAAAATGGAGTTATAGATAAAGTGGATGCTTTATATGGAATGATAGAAAATACAGTATATTTAAAACAACAATCATTATGGTTTAATATGGATTATATAGTAAACCACAGCAAACAACAAATAGAATTAATAGAAGATAAAGATATAGTTGAAATAGAATTATCAGAAGAATTTGTAGAGAAAAAAGATAAAAAGAAACTTATACAAATAGGAGATGTTTATACAAAAGAAACACTACAAAGAGATATTGATAACGGAATTATAACAAGAATTTTAACAATATTATCTTATAATCAATATATGGCTAATTGCTATAAAGTAGGAGGAGAAGAATGTTAATATTACCAATTAAAAAGAAATGGTTTGACATGATAAAAAGTGGCGAGAAGAAGGAAGAATATAGAGAATTTAAAAAATACTACCATACTAGATTTAAAAAGATATTTGGATTAAATTACAAAGATAAAACAGCAGAGATAATATTTAGAAATGGTTACGCTAAAATGTCTCCAAAAATAAAGTGCGGATGTAAATTAAGAGTAGGACAAGGCAAAGAAAAATGGGGTGCAGAGCCTAATAAAGAATATTACATATTAGAAATATTAAAGATAGTAGGAGGAGAAAATGAATCTAATTAATTTATTTAAAAAGAAAGAACAGCCCGAAATGATTACAGAAGAAACATTGCCAGATGTGCAACAAATAAAAGTTCCAGATTTAAAACAATATTTATTAAATGGATATAAGGAAATACGAGAAGTTAAAAATCAAAATGAACAATTACAATTAAAGTTAGAAGAAGAATCTAAATATAAACTATTATATGATGGAGCTTTAGTAACATTAGAAGAATTTAAGAAAAGAGAATGAAGAATTAAAACAAGATAGGAATAATAATTATCAAATGATAGCATTAGCACAAAATGAAGCGTTAGGATATATGCAAGGATATGAAGATGGTAAGAAATTAAAGAGAAGTGCTGTTGCAAATAGAGAAGTGCTGTTGCAAATATAGTAGAAAATCAACAATATTATATAATAAAAAAACAAATTGAAAAATATGAAACATATATAGAACAGCTAAGAAAGGAACTAGAACAAAAAGATAAAATAATAGATTTAATGGCAGAAACAATAAATAATTATGATATAGACGAAGATGTTTGTAAACAAATGGGGCAAAAAGCAAATTGTAATGAATATGAAGATGCAAAAGAGTGTAAAGAGTGTATAAAACAATATTTTATAAATAAAGCGAAAGAAATCAGATAATCTGGAGGTACACGTAATGGATAAAATAGAAATGGTTATGATAAATGGAGATACAGTAGTAAAAAAGCAGTTTGAGATATTAGATAAAGATGGAGTTATAAGTTTTGAGTTAGGCAAGTTAACATTAGCAGTCAGAAAAGAAGATATTAGAAAATTAATGTGAGGAGGTACAAAAGATGCAATACATAAAAGAAGACGTTGAAACCATGTTAAAGGATCACTTAAAAAATCAAGCAAAGCTGACGGAAATACAATTAAAAAAAGAAGAATACGAAAAAAGATTGGAATATGCTGGAACGGTATATGAGGAAACAGAAAACGAAATTATAGAAAATATGCAGTTAGCTGGACAAGCTTATGATAGCATACATAGTAATACAAACAAAGTATCAGATAAAGTGCTAAATACGGCAATGAATTACCATAAAGAAGAAAGACACATAAACAAAGAAGATAGGCAATTTTTACAAACCAAATTAGAAGAACTAACCAAATTGAAAGACGAGTTAGACAAAAAAATAGTAAGAGTTGAAAATATGATTAATCAACTATCAGCAGAAGAAAAGTTTGTTATAAAGATATATTATATGGAAAAATCTAAATGGGATTATGTATCACAACAATACTGCATGGAGTTCCAAAAACCAAAATCTATAAACCAATTATTAAATATAAGGGACACGGCAATAAAAAGTATGCTTGATGTACTAAATATAGGTGAATAATGAAAAATTGTGATAAAATTGTGATGAAATTTGGATGAAAATTTGATTCTAAGGTATTATAATTATAATAGATAAATTATAAAGAGTCGCAGATATGAAAAATATCTCAAAAACCAGGCGGCTAAAGTATTTGCTAAAGCAAATTGTTTGTTTGTGTAAGAGTAGACGTTTTAAATGTTTACTCTTTTATTATATAAAAAATTTTCATAAAAGTATTGACAAATGGTATCAAATATAGTATCATATATTTAGTCTTAAATAAAGGCATGTATTTCTGGTGAAAGGAGGAATATTTATGCCAGACATTAACAAACTGATACTTAAGATGAAAAGACAGCCAAATGGAATAAGGTTTCAAGAATTGGCAAAAGTGTTAGAGTACAACGGATATAATATGAAACCAAAGAAACGGAACATCACACAGACAATTTATAAACACAAAAGGTGATGTGATTACGATAAAAGAAGAAAATCCATTAAAGGCAGTGTATGTTAAAGATGTACTAAGGAGAATAGGAGAATAAAATCCTACTCTTCGGAGTACACTAATAAAAAGGAGGGAGCTTTTATGAAAAATGTTAAAGAGTACTTAGAATTACCATATAATTATATTATTCAACCAGTTCACGATGAGAGTGGGTTTTATTTTTATGCTCGTGTATTAGAACTAGATGGATGCCAAAGTACAGGAGAAACATTTGATGAAGCATATGAAAATTTAAGAGAAGCAATGGAAGGTTGGATAGAAGCAAAACTGGAAGGTGGATTTGATGTACCATTACCAGTAGGATATGATGATTTTAGCGGTAAATTTATTGTAAGAATACCAAAATCATTACATTATAAATTATCAATAGAAGCAGAACAAGAAGGCGTATCATTAAATCAATACGCATTATATAAATTAAGTCGCTAACATACACTGTATATTTTATATATACTTTATTATATCAAGAGTTTATCAATAAAGATAGACTCTTTTTTTAGTTGGTATTAACAGATACTAGATATGTTAATATAAATATTTAACAATGTATAAACCTTGAGTTTCGATTTGTATAGAGCTTTCTAGTGGGCTCTAATTTTATATTTGTAAGTTGTGCGTAGTGATATAAAAAATATGTTTAGGTTTTAACGCAGGTAATACTACGGTTTTATTGGTAACTATAAAAGAACTTAACCACGAAGGAGAACATAGCTCCCGTATCATTACATAGTGTTTTATACAAAGGAAGTGTTGTATATGAGAGGTAGTATAATAGCAAACTACATAGACAGTGAATATAGAAGAAGAAAATTTTATGAGAACAAGAAGAGACAAAAGTGTATTGTAGATGAGAAAAGACAATGCGACAAATGTAAATATTTAAATATATGTGAGGATAAAGATGAAATTTAAAATAAATAATACGGAATGGTTAATAGAAGAAGTAGATGAAGCCACAATTAATAACGAAATGAAAAGTGATGGAACATTAGGAGTAACAATATATAGAACTCAAACAATAATGTTGCTAAAAGATCAAGCTAATATAATAAAGACATTGAAACACGAACTAACACATGTTTGGCTATATGAATACGGACATAATCAAAACGACGATAAAACATTCAGCTATGAAGATGTATGCGAAGTAGTTGCAAGTAGTAATAATTTCATAAATGAAATAGTAGAACAATATTTCGAGGTAAAAAATGAACATAAATAAAAACATAAATAAACTATTATATGCCTTATCTATAAAAGGACAAATATATAAAATAAATACTTTTCAATTTTATAGTGAAAAGTATTGTAAGTATTGTAATAAGTACCAAATATTAAAAAAAGAACAAGTAGAAATATATAATGAGGAAACAGACGAGTTTGAATTGCAAGATAGATATAAACAAAAAGAAGAATGCTATAGCAAAATAGATGTAATGAAATATTTAATAGAGGAACATAGAAAAGGAAGTGAGGCAGATGGAAGATGAAAAAGATTATAATAAACTAACGGAAAAACAAAAAAGATTTATAGATTATTATGTAGAAACAGCAAATGCAACAGAAAGCGCAAAGAGAGCAGGGTATAGTTCTAAGACAGCAAAGAACATAGGTGCAGAAAACTTAACAAAACTTAACTATTTCATTCAAGAACGATTACAACAACTAGAAAATGATAGAATAGCATCTGCTGATGAAGTTTTAAAATATTTTACATCTGTAATGCGTGGAGAAGAAAAAGACCAATTTGGATTAGATGCATCATTAAAAGATAGAAACTTTGCAGCTAAATGCTTAGCACAAAGACATGGTTTATTAATTGAAAAGAAAGAGATTTCTGGAGGATGTGCAGTAGAATTAGTAGATGATGTAAATGAATAAAGAAATAATAAGTCTACAAGAGCAAGTAGGCAAAGGATATGCTACATTTTGGAACTTCAAAGGTGATGAAGCTATAATAATGGGTTCAAAAGGTAGTAAAAAATCAAAAACTATAGCTTTAAGGTGGATGAAACTTTTAAAACAATATCCTAGAGCTTGTTTACTAGCAATGAGAGATACAGCACTTACTATAAAAGATAGTGTATATGCAGATTTGGTTTGGGCAGCTAAAAAAATAAAAGTTTATGATGAATGGAAATTTACAACAAATCCACTATTAGCAGTTAATAAATATACAGGACAAAAAATATTTTTTAGAGGATTAGATGACTGGGAGAAGCTAGCATCAATAACAATAGGTGACCCTAATCTAGTTTTATGTTGGCGGATGGTTTGAAGAAGCTTTTGAAATAGACAAAAAAGATACCTACGATAAAGTAAAGATGTCTATAAGAGGTAAAATGCCAGAAGGATATTTCAATCAGACTGTTGCAAGCTTTAATCCTTGGAACGAACAACATTTTATTGTAAAAGAATTAACAAGTAAATTAACACCAGATGAACAGATACTAATAGAAAAAGGTAAACAAGAATTAATAGTTGAAGATGAACAAGAATTTGAATATCAAGGCAAAATGGTAAAAGAAAAAGTAAGCCAACTATTAATGATAACAAATTATAAGCTAAATGAATTTTTGGATGTTAAAGACTATGCAAGATATGAAAAAAAGAAGAAAGAAGATTATGAAGATTACAAGACATCTGGACTAGGAATGCCTGGGGTAAGCAAAGGTTTAATATTTAGAAATTGGCATATAGAAGATACAGAAAAATATAAAAATACATTTGAGTTAGTCAGAAGAGGTTTGGACTTTGGATATAGTTCAGACCCTTCTGCTTTTTTGCAATTCAATGTAGATTTAAAAGCCAAAAGAATTGTAGTATTTGATGAATTTGGAGCTACAGAATTAACAAATGAAATGTTGGCTAATGAGTTAAAAAGAAGAATAGAACCATATGCGTTAATTAAGGCTGATGCAGCAGAACCTAAAAGTATAGCAGAATTAAATAATTTAGGAATAAATGCAATACCAGCACAGAAAGGACCTGATAGTGTGTTACATGGAATTAAATGGCTAAAAGGGTTTGAAATAATAGTTGACCCTAAATGTAAAGGATTAATAAATGAATTAGGATTATATAGGTGGAAAACAGATAAACAAGATAATCCATTAAATATACCAGAAGATAAAAACAATCATTATATAGATGCACTAAGATATGGTAGTGATGATTTATATTTAAGAAATTAGGAGGCAGTTAGATGGCGATAGAAAGCAAAATAATAAAAGAACTAATAACTCAATTTAATATGTCAGATGTAAAAAGAAAAATGCTAGAGGGTGAAAGATATTTTAGAGATAAAAATGATATATTAAAAAAAGATTTAAAGAGTTATACAGTGTTTGACCAAAACACTGGAAATAGAAAGAAAATTGTTAATGAGAATAAATCTGATGAGCATATACCTCATGGTTTTTATTGGAAACAAGTAAATCAAAAGAAGATATATGTATGTGGGAAGCCAATAACTATATCATATAATAGTCCGGTTGATGAAGAAAAGAAAGATACTGCTAAAAAAGCTGAAAAGAAAATAACGAACATGGTATGGAATACTTTAGGCGCTAACTTTGAAAAACTTATAAAAAATAGACTAAAAGAGGCAAGTAATAAAGGAAGAGCATGGCTACATCCTAATTACAGAAATGGAAAATTAGTATTTGAAAAATATCCATCAGAAGAATGTATTCCTATTTATGATAATGAAACACAAACATATTTAACGGGATTTCTACATTTCTATACAATACAAGATTTAACAGGAGATAAACCAGAAGATAGAATATATGTTGAATATTGGGATGAAAAAGAAGTAAGATATTTTATTGAAACTAAAGTTGATAATACAACAATATATTTAGAAGATGTTACTAGAGAAAGACCAGAATGTCATTGGTATAGGGAAATATATGATAATGCGTTAAATAATCTAAAAGAAAAAGAAAAGCATAGTTGGGGCAAAGTACCATTTATTGAAATAGAAAATAATGAAGAAAAAATGACAGATTTAGAGCCAATAAAACCACTAATAGATGCATACGATTTGATAAATAGCAATTTTGTAAATACGGTAGAAGATTTAAAAGAAATTATATGGTTAATTAATGGTTATGGGGCAGAAGATTTACTTGCGTTAATTGAAAATTTAAAAGTAAATGGAGTAGCAAGAACAAATGATACGGCAGGAAAAATAGATGCTAAATTATTACCTATACCATACGAAGCTAGACAAGCATTATTAAAAGGACTAAAAGAACTTATATATGAATTTGGTAGAGCAGTAGATACAAGTAATAAAGATCTAATAGGACAAGCTCCAAGTGGTGTTTCTTTAGAGTTTTTATATACAGACTTAGATATGAAGGCTGACGATAGTATAGGAGGACTTACAAGTGCTATACATGAAATTTTATGGTATGTATTACAAGATTTAAAAATGCAAGGCAAAATACCACAAGAAATAAATGAATTTGATTTTAAAATAGAATTTAATAAGTCAAGAATATTTAATGAAAACGAAAAAATAACAACTTTAAATAATGATACTATACTAAGTACAAAAACAAAACTTGAAAAACATCCTTTGTGTGATGATGTCGATATGGAATTACAAAGAATAAAAGAAGAACAAAAAGAAAAACTAAAAATGCAACAAGAAATGTTTAATAATGCAGGAGGATTTGAAGATAATCATAGTAATGAAGGTAATCAAGAATAGAGGTGGTTTGAATGGCTAGAAAACCTCTAGATTATTGGGAAAAAAGACAAACAGAGTTAATGAAAAGATTAGAAAAAGGTACTGAAAATACTATAAGTTCATTAATTCAAGCTTACGAACAAACAACAAAGAACATAAATAAAGAAATAGTAAAGATATATAATAATTTTGCAAAAGATACAGGGTTAAGCAAAAAAACATTAACACAATTACTAAGTAACAGAGAAACTGAACAATATTATAAAAATCTATTACAAGTTATAAAAAACAATATAACAGATGAAAACATAAAGAAGAAATTACTTACGAAATATAATGCACCAGCATATGCCTATAGAATAAGTAGATATGAACAATTACAACAGAATATAGATTTAGAATTAAAGAAATTAGCTAATATAGAACAACAAATAACAGAGATTAGATATGTAGATACAATAAAAGAAGGATATTATCATAATATCTATAATGTTCAAAAAGCGACGGGATTAGGTTTTAACTTTTCTCAAATAGATAACAAAACAATAAATCTATTATTGAATGAAAAATGGACTGATAATGCGAATTTTTCTCAAAGAATATGGAAAAATAGCGAAAAATTAGGTAATTATCTAAGAACACAATTAACAGCCGACACAATGTCAGGAAAAACAATACAAAAGATAGCTTCTGAATTATCCAACTTTATGAATGTGGGATTATATAATGCTACTAGATTAGTAAGAACAGAAGTAAATCATTTTGCAAATGAAGCTGAAATGTTATCGTATGAAGAACTAGACATAGAAAAATATAGATTTATAGCAACTTTAGATAATGTGACTTGTAAACATTGTGCAGAGTTAGATAATAAAGTATTTAACTTAAAAGATAGACAACCACGGTAAAAATTATCCACCAATACATCCAAACGATAGATGCACAACAGTTGCAGTATTTGATGATGATATAACAGAAGGATTGCAAAGAAGAGCTAAAAATGAAAATGGAAATACTATATTTGTACCACAAGATATGGACTATCAGCAATGGTACGAAAAATATGTGACAAATAACAACAATGGTGGTATAATTAAAATGCCAGAAAAGAAAACAATAAAATCTGCGAAAACAATGAAAATGTGGCAAAATAAGGAAAATATTCCTGATAACATAAAAGACTTCTATAATTATTATAAGGAAAAGACAGATAAAATCTTAACACCAACAAATCTGAATAGAATTTTAGAATATGATAAATTACCTACGATAGTTTCAAAAGAGGAATTTTATAAAATAGCAGAGAATAATAAATATGGAGTTTTAGAAAGAGGATTTAAAACAGGAGAAGGAACTTTGCCAATAGATAAAATAATAGATAATTATAAAAGCAAAGAATTTTATGTAGGTGAAGGAATATTTGGAAGTGGAACATATACTGCTTATGGCAAAAATGCACATAAAATTGCTTTGAGTTATGCTATAGATAAAGAAAATTTTAGTGTAGAAAATAATGTTGTTAAATATTTACTAAAAGATGATGCAAAAGTAATAAAATATGATGAATTAAGAAAAATGCGTGATAAAGAATTAGAAGAGTTGATTAAAGAAAATGGATTTAAAGATTACTTCGATGTTATCGAAAATGGTTTTAAAAACATAAAAACAACAGAAATATCTAAATATATTATGGAAATGCAAGATGCGGGAGTATATGCTTCGATTAAGGGATATGATGCTATAGATACATATACAGAAAATGCTTGGGGAGATGAAAACACCTATATTGTTATATTAAATAGAAAGAAGATGATAATGTTTGATTAGTGCAGAATTAAGTAGAGCTTTTGGAAAAGCAATGAAAGATATAAGAAAAAAAGGAAACTTTAAGCAATTAGAAGAAGAAATTTTAAAAGCAAAGTCACTAGATGACTTATCAGAGGAATGCAAGCAAATAGTAAATCAATATATAAATTAGTTATTAATATTTTAAAATTATAAATCAAGAGCTAGAAATAGCTCTTATTTTTATGCCCTAGATATGGCTTTAAAGTGTCTATTTTTGTTACTCATTTGCTTGTGAGAATAAACAAAAAGCAACTTTTCGTACTGGTAGCACCAGAATAAAAAAGCTAGAAAGGTAGGTCCAATTATGGAATGGCTAAAAGAATTATTAAAAAATGCAGGAGTAGAAAATGTAGATGAATTAGAAGGAAAGATATCTAAAGAATTGCCAAAATATTTTAAACCTGCAAAAGAGTTTAACGAAATTAACGAAGAATTGAAAGTAGTTAAAGGAGAAAAGAAAACTTTAGAGGATGACAAAAAGAAAGTTGAGGATGAGTATAACAACTTTAAAAAGGGCTCAATTAGTCAAGCTGATTATGAAGCTAAGAAAAAAGAAATTGAAGATAATTCAAAGGCTGAAATAGAAAAAGTAAGACTAGAAAGTAAAATAGATTTAGCAATAAATAATGCTAAAGCTAAAAATGTTAAATCAGTAAAAGCAAATCTTGATTTAGATAAAATCAAACTAGATGGAGATAAACTTTTAGGATTTGATGACCAAATAGAATCATTAAAGAAAAGTGATGCATATCTATTTGAAATTGATAAAAGTGTGAATAAAGGATTAGACGATAGTAATCCAAATAAAAGAAAAGAAGATGGCGGAAGTTATGATGATGACGATTTAGATAATTTGTCAGATGAAGAATTTTTCGCACTTCAAGAAAAAAATAAATAAGAAAGAAGGAATTAATTATGCCAAACAAATTATTAACATGTCAAAGAATAGCAAGAGAAGCATTACCAATGCTAGTAAATAACTTAGTAGTACCTGAGTTATTCTATACTGATTATAGTAAAGATTTTGTAAAAGAAGGAGATACAATCCAAGTTGAAAAACCAGCTCAATTCGAAGCAAAAGATTTCAAAGATGAAGTAACAATTCAAGAAATCAATCAAAAAAGTGTTCCAGTAGTTATGGATCATATAGCAGATGTATCTGTAGAAATTACATCTAAAGAGTTAACTTTAGATAGAGTAGCATTTAATGAAAAAATATTAACACCTATGATGGAGGCTATTGCAGAAAAAATCAATAAAGAAGGTCTTGAAATGTATAAAAATGTATACAAAACATTAGGTACAGCAGGAACAACACCTTCAACAATAGAAGTAATGGCTAATGCCAGAGGTTTATTAAATAAAGCTAAATCTCCAATGGGAAATAGATATGCTGTATGGGACCCAGATGCAGATGTAAAATTCTCTACAATAGATGCAATTTTGCATGCTGAAAAATCTGGAAGCACACAAGCATTAAGAGAAGGTTCTATCGGTAGAATACAAGGATTAGAAAACTTTATGTCTCAACAAGTTGCAGTACATGAAGCTGGAACATTTACAAAAGTTACAACACCAAAAGCAAATGCAAAAGCAAATAAAGGAAGTGACACAATAGTTCTTAAAGGTGGGGCTGCTTCTGAAACATTAGTTAAAGGAGATTTATTAATAGTAGATGGACAACAATATGTTGTAACGGAAGATGCAACAGCAGATACTGGTGTAATAACTGCAAAAGTATATCCAGCAGTTGTAAAAGAAATTGCAGCAGATACAGAGGTAACATTTATAGATAAGACTTCTGGTGGGCATGTTGCTAACTTAGTATTCAACAAATTAGCATTTGCTTTCGTATCAAGAGCGTTAGCATTACCAGTAGATGGTAGAGATTCTTATGTAATTTCTTATAAAGGATTAAACTTAAGAGTTGTTTACGGATATGATATGAAAACAAAGAAAAACATGCTATCTATTGATACTATTTATGGATTCGCACCATTATATCCATCATTAGCAGCAGTAGTGCTAGGATAATAAAAGGCAGAGAAATCTGCCTTAATTTATTTATTAGGAGGAATGGAAAATGAAATGTCCTAAATGTGGAAATGAATTTTCTGAACCAATACTACCTTTACATATTGAAAGATGTATTGAAAAAGAAAAGACAGAACAAAAAAAAGAAACAAAAACTCCTAAAAAATAGGAGGTTACTATGAAACTATTAGATATAGTAAAAGAAAGACTTGATATTAAAGACGAAAATCAAGATGAAAAAATACAAGGTTATATTGATGATATTACTAATAAAATAAAATCTATTTGTAATAGAATAGATTTACCACAAGAATTAGAGTATTTAGTTATTAGATATGCTATGAATTGTGTTGTATTTTATAAAAATGGATATGGAGAAGGCAAACAAGTTGTATCTTCTATGACAGATGTTAATCAGTCAGTATCATTTAAAGATGTTGGAGCAGTTACAGCAGATGATGTAAATATGGATAAATACATAGAAAAAAACAAAGATGAAATATCTATGTATGCCTATATGAGGTGGTAATTATGCAGATACTTGAAATATTCAAACAAGCAATAGCTGATACATTCTATGACAAAGATATAGAAATATGGACATCTGGAACAATAAAAGATGATGAAGGTTCTATAATAAGAAATGGAAAACTAGATAAACTAGATAGTTTTAAAGGCAATTTTCAATTTTCTACAAGAGAGTATATTCAACAAGAGTATGGCAAAGAAATAGAAGCTAATGCGATAGTTACCTGTAGCAAAACAAGAGCTGAAATAGGCAATATTTTAATATATGACAATAAAGAATATACCATAAAAAGTTTAGTGCCTTCTGACAGCCATATAACTCTTTTAGTGGAGGGATAATATGGCTAGTATAGAAGGATTAGATGAATTACTTGCAACTCTATCTGAATTAGGTGGAAATGCAAAAGAAAGTTGTAGAAAAGGGCTTGAAAGAGGAGCAAAGAAGATACAAAAAAATGCTAAATATTTAGCACCTGTTAAAACTGGTCAACTTAGAAACTCTATAAAAACTAAGTCTCAAACTACACAAGAAGGAGCAGAGGCACAAGTTTTTACAAATGCTGGACACGCACCTTACGTTGAATTTGGAACAGGTCAAAGAGGAACAGAAAGCAATATAGATAGGCCCGAACGGAATATCTTATAAAGCTGACTGGAAAGGACAAGCTGCACAACCATATTTAACCCCTGCATATTTGCACGCAAAGAATACCGGAGAAGTAGAACAGGAAGTAATTAAATCAGTAAGTCAAGAAATTAGAAAGCTAGGTGGTAAATAATGAAGAATTTGAAACCACAAATATTAAAAAAATTAGAAGAAATCTCAGATGTTGAGATTTCTTATTTTTATCCACAAAAGTGGAGTGAATTAGACAAAAAACCTGCTATTTCTTATTATGAAATGGACAATTCAATGTCCAGTAAAGCAGATGATGAAGAATATAGCAGTAATATTTCTATTCAAGTAGACATATGGGCTAAAAGTTCAAGTAAATGTTCTAAGTTAGCTATTGAAGTAAATGAAAAAATGGAAGATTTAGAATTTGAAAGAACATTAGCTATGGATTTATTTGAACAGGAAACAAAAATATATCACAAAACAATGCGTTTTGAGAAAAAAGAAATTTTATAAAAGGAGGGCGTTAATTATGCCAAAAAAAGCATTAAGAGGTTTAAGCGGAATTAAAGTATTTGAATTATTAGAGAATACAGAAACAAATTATAAAGTAGGAGAAGCTGTAGATATACCTTATGCACAAAAACTAACAAGAGATATTCAAACATCAAATGATCCAATCTATGCAGACGACGAGATATATGATGATGAAGAAATATTTGATGGAGAAGATTTTGAATTAGAAATTCCAGAAGCAGATTTAGAATTAATGTCAATATTTGAAGGTGGAACTTATGATGCACAGTCAAAAGAATATTCTTGGGGTCCAGATAATCAAAGTAAAGATTACGCAATGACATTTAAAGCTAAAAGAAAAGACGGGAACTATAGAATGTTTAGATATTATAGAGCTAAATTTAAGAAAGTAAAACAAGATTTACAAACTCAAGACAATGGAACACAAGTTGCAACATTAACAATAAGTGGAACATTCTATAAGAGAGCTTTATTATCTGATGCAAAAGTCAGAGTGTATAAAGATAGTACAGGCTCAAGTGACCTAACTTGGTTAAATACAATACCTACTGTACCAACAACAGAACCAGTACAAAACGGAGGGTAGAAATACTCTCCCTAACTTATTTAGGAGGAAAATGAAATGACAAAAAGTAATGAAACAAAAAGTTTACCAAAAGTAAAAAGAATACATGGTGTAGAGATTGAAAAAAAGCCTTGTGGCAAATATTTTGAGGCTCTACAGACTTTAAAGGATTTGCCAGAAGACTTTATAAAAGAGCTTTCTGACAATGGACAAGATTTTAAATTATCAGAAATGTTTACAATAGAAAATATTATGACATTAATAACAAGATTACTTATAGTTATACCAAATTTTACATTTGAATTTTTATCTAAATTAATGGAAGTAGATAGAGATATATTGGAAAATCAACTTACACCTAAAGAATTACTAGATGTTATACAAGAGTTTTGGAAAGTAAATGAACTAGAAAGTTTTTTCGACCAAATGAAGCCAATATTGAACAAGATCACAACTCTAATTGGCTTCAAAAAACAATTGCCATCTGCATAAAGATAGGTATAAGTAAAAGAGAATTTTTAGAAGATTATTATCCAGACGAAATCCCTATAATTATGCAAGAATATGCAGAATTAAACAAAGTAAGTAATAGTGATGAAGAAGAAGTAGGAGCAGAAGAGTTTTAAAACTACTTGCAATATTTTACGGGTTGTTGTAAGATATTGGAAGGAGGGGATGAAAAGTGAGGAAAAATCGTAGATACATAAAATGGATAATAGCGATAGCAATTATATTTTTTTTCAGTATAATTATTATATATTCAATTAAAAATGAACAAGGCAAAAAGATAGACACTATGTCTTTACAGGAAGAAAAAATAATAACTGAATATGATGTTATAAATTTTGCAAAGGAAAAAATAAAAAACAAATTGCAATACCCGGAAACAGCAGTTTTTTCGAAAGAGAAGATAAGTTATCAAGATGAAAAATATATAGTTGAATGCTATTGTACAAGCAAAAATAAAAATAAGCAAGAAACAAAAGTAAAATTTGTGACGATCATTCAAAATGATAATAAAACACTGCAATGTATAGATATGATGACAAATGGAGAAACTTGCACAAGAGATGCCAAAGAAACTGTTGAAGAATTAATAAAACAGAAAGAATATAAACAAATTTTTGATGATTGGTTTAATTCTATAGAGCAGATTACGATGGATTATGAAAAATTTACCAACTACTTGAATGAATACCCCGTCAATTTAGAAAAAGCAACATTTGAAGAAAAGGAATATAATGAAAATAAAAAAATAGAACTATATATAAAAGAAGAAGGAAATAGAAACATTTGGTATTTCGAATTTCTAAATGGTCAAGTTTATAATTTTGATATTATATTAAAATATGACTGGTAACGCTTACAGAAATGTAGGTGTTTTTTATTTTTCAAAAAGAGGTAAAAAAATGGCAAATGAAACAACAGTAGGTCAATTAGTGATTGACTTAAAAATAAAAACAGAAGCTCTTGAAAAGGGTTTAGAGACAGCAAAGAAAAAATTACAAGAAATAGAACAAAATAATAAACAAGTTGAAAATAGTAATAAAAGTTTAGACGCTAGTTATTTAGCAATGTCTGCAACTGCCGTAATAGCATTAGGAAAAATTGTAGGAGCAATAAAGGATTGTGTCAATGAATATAATTCTTATACACAAGCAATGAGTTCGTTACAAAATGTATCAGAATATACTAGACAAAGTATGCAAGATTTTGGAAATATTATGAGCAAGTTTGGCGCATACATGACAAAGGCTGATTTGGCAACAACTATTAAAAATTTTTCTTTAATGGGGTTCACAGCGGAACAAACAGAACAAATGATAGAATCTTTAACAAATTCGGCAATTAGAAATAGAAATGCGAATTATACTGTATCAGAAGCGGTAAGAGTTGCATCAGAAGGCTATAGACAAGGTTTGTCAACTTTATCAGATAGTGCAGGTGTTACAGAAAATTTAAGTGTAATGTTAGATAATTATGCTAAATCAATAGGAAAAACAGTCAGTAAGTTAACAGAGGCAGAAAAAAATCAAGCATATCTAAACAGAACAATGTATGCAGCCGAACCATTTGCAAGTGCTATGAGTGATTATTTAGAAACATTAGCAGGGAAACAAGGACAATATAGTCAAGCAATGAGAGAAACTCAAGTAGCATATGCAGAAGCTATAGAACCTTTATTAATTAGATTTGAGGAGTTTAAAACAAAAACAATTAATAATTTAGGAGACATAATCTCTACAAATCAAAGTGCAACAGTAGGAATAACAACTTTTGGAGTTGCAGTACTAAGTTTAGGAACTCTGCTTACAGTAGGAATTAAAGGAATACAATTATATAAAAAGGCAATAGATGCCTTAAATGTATCATCTGCCACTTTGAAAAGTACGATGACTGGGATGCTAGTATTCTCAGCAGTAATTGCAGGGATAACTGCATTAACAACAGCGATACAAGAAAATGAAGAAGCAACAGCAAAGTTAGAAGAAATAACGAAAAGATACAATGAAGTAAAAAATGGAACATTTGAATATACAGATAAAAACGTCGCAAGTTTAGAAAATGATAAGAAAGCTATAGAAGAGCAAATAGAATTATACAATAAAATAGGAGAGGCACAAAAAGAATATGATGAATTATCAGAGCTTTCTAAAGGAAATTATTGGACAGAAATGACAAAAGGAATAGAGTATTGCGAAGATGGAACTATAAAATTTAAAAAATCTGCATATGAATTGAAACAAGAAATAAAAAATGCTGAAAAGGCATTTAAAGAGGCTCAAAAAACTAATGGAAAATATGGAGATTCATTAGAAGATTTACAACAAAGTCAAAAAGAAAACACAGAAGCACTAAAAAAAGCAGATGCTATAAAAAATATATCAAAGTCAATAGACATAGAAAACATAAAAAAACAACAACAAGAGTCTGCACAATTAAAAATAAATGCACAAAATATGAAAGAGTATTTAGATATTGTGAAACAAGGAAATAAATCTAGTACACAATATCAAGATGCTGTAAAAGCATTAGCTAAAGCATATCCGGAAGCTAGTACAGCGGGAGGTCTGTTAATTGATGTATTAGATGGATTAATTAATGCAGAACAATTGCAGGCAGATGAATCTTGGAATGCTTCTCAAACTGCAATACAAGGACATATTAACAATATACAACAAGCAATAAATGATGAAAAAGTACAAAAACAAGTTGCAGATAATATGGGAATTGCTTATGATGAAAATTTCAGACCAAAACTTGAAGCTATTTTGCAATTATTACAATTAATAGGCTCATATACGCCGGATGAAGTACCTAATATTACTCCAACATCAGTAACAAGAAAAAGTTATGGAAGTTCATCTAAAACATATCAAAATAAAGCACTAGACAACTATAAAAAAGAAATAGAACATAAAAAGGCAATGGATCAGATAAGCCTACGACAAGAAATAAGTATGTATCAATATGCATTAAAGAATTATACTAAAACAGCAGATGAACGAATGGAATTAAGAGAAAAGATATATGATTTAAATAAAGAATTGGCACAAAAGGAAAAAGACTTATTAGATCAACAAACAGAAGATTACGAAGCATATATTCAAAAACAAAAAAATATGCATGGTGCAGCTTATGATATTAATGAACAAACAGCAGATTATAATAAAATAATACAAATGCATAAAAATTATTTAAATCAGATAATGAAAGATGAAAGATTGTCATTAGATGAAAGAAAAGAAATATACAGAGAGGAATTACAGACAATACGAGATTATGAACAACAGAAACGCGATTTAAGAGTAGAACAAATAGACAATACTGTATCCCACTTAACAAATGCTATTACGAAGCAATTAGAGGAAATGCAAGAAAAAGAAAAGAAAATTATAGATGAAAATTTAAAAGTAATAGAAGAATGGAAAGATGCCAGAATTGATGCTATTAATGAAGAGTATGATACAAGAATAGAAGCAATAAACAAAGAATTAGAAGCACTTAACAAAGCAGAAGAGCAAAAGACTAGAGATGAAGAAGATGCAGAATATGAAAGAAAAAGGAAACGTTTAGAAGAATTAATAGATTTTGAACATGATACAACAACAAAAGCAAATTATCAAAAAGAATTAGATAAATTAATAGCAGAATATCAGAAAACTCTAGATTCAAGAGCGTTAGAAGATAAAAAAGAGGCTTTAAATCAGCAAAAAGAATTATTACAAGAAGAACAAGATAGTAAGGTGGAAGCTGTTGAGAAAGAAGCCGAGAAACAAACAGAAATATACAATAAACAATTAGAGGAACTTGAAAAATACTATGAAAGTCAAATTAATATGGCTCAAGATACAGCAGAAAAAATGCTTTTAAATGTTGAAAAAAATCAAAATACAATACTTAATCTTTTGAAAAACTATGGAAATGCATATGAAATAACAGGACAGACATTAGGAGAAAAGTTAGCACAAGGTATAAACGAAGGAATCGCAAGCAGGATAGAAAACATTATACAAAAAATACAAGATACAATAGATAATGGAATAGAAAGAAAATTGTTAGAATTTGCAAGTAGTAATTATAAATATAAAGCAGGGGCTAACAAACCTAAGACTCAAACAATTAATGTATATCAAACTAATAATATTGAACAAAACCCAGAAATGCCAAGTGAAACATATAGAAAACTACATAATGTAAGTGAAAATTTAGTAGCACAATTAAGAGCAGAAGGAATTTAGAGGTGATGAAATGCAAAAACTAGAAGTAATTAATTTAGCTTTAAATGAAAGTGTTATATTTGATAGTGTAGGAAATTCAGAAGAAGATATATTGTTGTCTCATATTGAAGGATTAGGACATCCACGGAGCAACTTCACAAAAAAGTCAAGGAGTGAATCAAGATGGGTGTAATAGTGAAGATAGCCTACTAAATGCAAGAGTTATCAAATTAAATGTAACAATTAGAACCAAAAGCAGATTAAAACTATATGAATTAAGACGTAAAATAATGAGAGTAATAAACCCTAAAACATATAATTATCAAACGAATAAAAGGGGAGAGTTGTTAATCTATTATATAAACGATTATAAAAAATATAGAATTTATGGAAAGGTTGAAGATAGTGCAGAGTTCAATGATAGAAAAAACAATCATGATACTGCAACTATCTCTTTTTATTGTCAGGATCCTTATTGGCTAGATGAAAAAGGACAAGACATTGATATAAAGTCTGTTTCAGGAGGATTAGAATTTCCTCTTAAACTTGCAACTACATTTTCTAATGTAAGTTTTTACAAAGAAATTGACAATATTGGAGATGTTGAAGCACCAGTCCAAATAGAATATGTTGGACCAGCTAAAAATCCAAAAATAACAAATAAAACTACAGGCGAATATATACAGCTTAATATGGAAATTGGAGAAAAAGAAAAATTAGTAATAGATACAAGGGAAGGTAAAGAAACCGTTAATCTTATAACACCAAATGAGACAAAAGATGTTTACAACGAAATAGATTTGACTTCTACATTCTTTAAATTAATAATAGGAAAGAACTTAATAGAGTATAGTTCAGACATAGAGGGAGCAAAAGATAAAGTAACAATAAAGGACTATACTAATAAGTATGTAGGTGTTTAATATGAATTGTATAGAGATAATAAACACTAATTTTGAACTTTTAGGTATTATTACTAATTTTGAAAGTTTAATTTGCATATGGAATTATTATGAAAGTGGAACATTTGAGTTAACTATTAATAAAAATAAGGCGAATACTAACAAACTAAAAAAAGATAATATGCTGATAGTTAACAAGAGAGATGATAAGATTCTCCTAATTGATAAGGTAGTTGTGTCAACTGAAAAAAATAGTAAAATAATGAAAGTAACAGGAACTTGCATAAAAGGTATTACCAAAAGAAGAATAGTTGCTACAAATGGATATGACAGGGTGTCAGAAGATTATGCAGAGAATATACAAAAACATTATTTGAAGAAACACTTAGTAGAAAGTTATTACGATAATATTAGAACACCAGAAAGAGATATTTCTTGGATTAAGATAGCTCCTTCACAAAATAGAGGAATCAAGACAGTATGGCAAGCAAGATTAACAAACTTACACGATGAATTAAAACATATAAGCGAAGACACTGGCCTAGGTTGGTATGGTTATTTAAGCAGAACTGAAAAATGTATTTATTTTGATAGCTTAAAAGGTACAGATAGAACAATAAATCAAGTAGAAAATCCAAATACACACGAATTTTTAAAAGATTTTACGCATGAACAATTACAAGCTTATACGCACGAACAATTACAAGGAACAATAAAACATCCTTATATTATATTTAGTGAAAAAAAGAAGAATTTACTTGAAGGAAGGACAACAGATGACAATTCTAATTACAAAAATGTAGGATATGTAGCAGGTAAAGGAGAAAACGAGGATAGACTTATAACTGTTTTAGGAACTGCAACAGGTTTTGATAGAAGAGAAGTTTTGATAGATCTAAATAATATAGAAGATGCAGACGAACTAAAAACGGAAGGACAAAAGAAACTAGATATATATAAAATAATTCAAAGTATAGAAGGAAAAGTATATCAAATTCCTAATATGGAATGGGAAAAAGATTTCTTTTTGGGAGATTTAGTAACACTTGAAAGTGATGGAATATATGAAGATAAACGTGTAATTCAAGCAAAAGAAATATATGAAAGAAATAATAAAACTATAGAGCTAGGTTTTGGAGATAAAGTACCAACCTTAGGTGAAGAAATAAAAAGAATAATTACAAGACCTATAAATTAAATTAGGTCTTGTTTTTATAGAAAGGAAAGAAGATGTCAGGAGAAATAAAATTAAAAAGTTTTCCATTTGATTCAATGGATGTATTAAATTCTGAAAGTGGAAAAATGGAACCAGATAGATTGTATGAAGCAGAAATATTTAGAAAATATTTTGCTAAATTTTTAAGCAACGGGGTCTATTATGGACATTATAAAAATTATGGCGAAAACGGAATGAAAGTTACTGCAAATGGTGGTCTTAATATAAAAGTAAATGCAGGTGCAGGAATAATAGAAGGAGCAGATTTTGAAAATGAGGAAGAAAAGATATTTATATTAGAAAGACCAACTAGTGGAAATCGTGTTGACAGAGTTGTTGTAAAACTAGATAAAACGCTAGCTACAAGAGAAACACAACTATATATAAAAGCAGGAAATGGAACAACTCCAGCAACACTACAAAGAGATGATAATATTTATGAAATTTGCTTAGCAGAAGTAACAGTAAAAAGTACATCTAATATTGAAAACTCAGATGTTGTTGATAAAAGAACAAATTCGAATTTGTGTGGCATAGTAAATTCTTTAATTAGTGTTGATGGAGAAGAATTATATCAACAGTTTCAAAGTTATATAGAAAGCATAAAGAGTAATTTAATATTAAAAAATCAAGATAACACTATGACCGGAAAATTAAAGGTAAATGGAGGTATAGAAGCGGATGTCAAAGGGAATATCACTGGGAACTGTAGTGGCTCTTCTGGTAGTTGTTCTGGCAATGCACGGAACAGCAACCAAATTAGAAAACAAAAGAAATATAAAATTACAAGGTGCGATAAGTGGAAATACTGATTTTGATGGAAGCAAGAATGTAACAATAAATACTGAAGCAACTGTAAGCAAGGTGACAAAAACATTAACATCTGACGGAATAACAGCTGATGTAGTACTAAGAAAGCAATTCAATATAGTATATGCTAATTTAAAGTTTACAATTCCTAAAAATACAGTAAAAGTTACTTCTTTTCAATCTGTGTTTCCATCCGGTTATGAACCTAAAGAAAATTTGATGCTTACTAGTCAAGATGACTTTACAGGCGAGACAAATTTAAAACTAATTATTCGACCAACAAATATGGTAGCTGTGGCAAAAAATGCTAGTACTGATGGAGATGCAATATTAATTGCACAAGCTACTTATATAGTGGATTAGTTTATAGGAGGTGTATATAGATGTCAAATTATACAGAACACTATAATTTAAAGAAACCACTAAAAACAGAAAATTATGATGTAGATGTTGCCAATACTAATAATGATATTATAGATGAAAAAATATATAACAAAGTTGATAAAATTTCAGGGAGAGGCCTATCAACAAACGATTTCACTAATGAGTACAAAAAGAAAATTGACAGGATAATTGAAGGAACAAAAGGCGATAGTGCATATCAAATAGCGGTGAAAAACGGTTTTGAAGGAACTGAGAAAAAATGGCTTGAAAGCCTTAAGGGAGATAAAGGAGACAAAGGCGAATTAGTAGATTTAGTAAAAGAAGAAGAAGGAAAGAATATAAGTATAGAGAGTGCGAACTTACCAGCAATAGAAGTAAGTATAGAGGGCGAAAGCCAACAGGCAACGAGGAGTGGGAAGAACTTACTTGATAATACTGCGACTACAAAAATATCAAACGGAATAACATTTACTGTGAATAGCGATAAAACAGTTTTAGCAGATGGTACAAATGATACCTCTGCTAACAGCAGTTTGGTTATCAATAGATATGATTTAAGCCCAGGAACATATATTCTAAACGGCTGTCCGAGTGGTGGTGCTAGTAATACTTATAGATTAGCTATCCAAGAGACAGGTAGTTATAGTATTTTAGGTTCTATAGATATTGGCAATGGCAGTGGAGAATTTACAATAGATACTACAACAAACGTTCAAATAGCTATATTTATTCAGAAAGGTTTAATGGTAAATAATTTATTATTTAAACCAATGTTACGAAAAGCAACAATAGCTGATGATACATATGAACAATACGGAGCAAGCCCTAGCCCAGACTACCCAAGCCCAATAGAAAATGTAGAAGGAAATATAGAGTTTAAAGATGTATGGAAAAATTTAGTAAAACAAATGAATTGGAAACAGTTGCCAAGCATATCAACAGGAGCAACTGTAACAATAGTAAATGGCTATGGAACAGATTTCATAGAAGTCGATAATACAAAAAATTATATATTTAGTTATAGTGGAACAGCAGGTGCTAAATATGTAGTATATTATGATGAAAATAAAAACTTTTTAGGGTACGACACTAATTTGCAAATAGATAATTACAAAAATTGGAATGTAACAAAATATGTAAGACTAAGAATAGACTGTTCAGAAAATGCAGTAACAAATTTACAGCTAGAAATTGGTACAGTAGCAACCCCATACGATCCATACAAAGAACAAACAGTCTACTTCCCATTAGGAGAAGGACAAAAGCTAATGGAAGGAAGTTATCTAGCTGATGATGGAATACATCATACAAGGAAAAAAGTTGTGCTGGATGGAACAAAAACAGGTTGGTATACGCTTGCAAACCAAACTGGTACAAATACCTCTTACTTCTGTATACCTATAAGTAATATGAAAAAGGCGAGCACATTAATTTGTGATAAATTTATTAATCGAAACGTTTGGAATACTGATGAAGAAGGCATTCAAAGTATTATAGATAATCTTATAAGATTAAGAATCAATACTAGCAGAGCAAGCACGGTTGCAGAGTTAAAAACTTGGCTATCAAACAACCCTATCATAGTAGAATACGAGCTAGCTGAAGAAGAAATAGTACCTTACACAGAAACCCAGAAAGAAGCGTGGAAGAAGATTAAGAATATGATTTTGTATAAAGGTACAAATAACATAAGCTGTACAGGAAAATTAAAAATAAAATACTATACAAACGAAGAAATGAACGAAATATACGCTAAAAAAGAAGATTTACACGAGCACGCCAATAAAAGTATTTTAGATCAGACACAAGAAGCTTTTACAACAGAACTTAAAAATAAATTAGACGGCTTAAATAATTATGTTTTGCCTGCTCCAACAAGCGCAACTTTAGGTGGGGTAAAAGCAGGGTCTAATATAACAATAGATGCAGACGGAACAATTAATGCACAATTAGGTAGCAGTGGAGAAACATCAGCAAACGATTACGAGGTTTTATCCAATAAACCACAAATTGCAGGCATTACACTGCAAGGAAATAAGTCTTTAGCAGACTTAGGCATACAAGGAGTAGAAACAGGAAAAGGATTATCAAGCAATGATTATACGACAACAGAAAAGGCAAAATTAGCAGGAGTAGAAGCACAAGCCAATAAATATATCCACCCTAACACGAGTGGAAATAAACACGTTCCTAGCGGTGGAAGCAGTGGTCAAGTGTTGAAATGGAAAAGTGATGGTACGGCTCAATGGGATAATTTATCTTCTTCTGGAGAGCTAGGTACGGATGACTTAAACTCCAAAAAAATAAATGGAATATATGCTCAATCAACAGCAACTAATTTTTTGAAATCGAGAAACTACCCGTTTGATCATGCTGACGGTTTTCCTTTTTTCGATATATTATTAGAAGTTAAAAATGCAGGAATGTATATAATGCAAGAACTTCATCTATCTTACAAAATCTCAGTGCAGGGTCAAGAGGTAATTTCTTATTTTACTTATATGAGATTTTCAACCAATAATGGTTCAACGTGGTCAGCATGGCGAGGTCATGAAGGAACAACTACGCAATAAGAAGAGACTTTTTGAGAATTTAAAAGATAGTGGAGGTGAGAAGATGCAAGATAATATAATAATGTTATTTCTAGGTTTTATTACAA